ACAGGCTTTCTCTTGATTTCTTCAAGAGCCTTTGTACGAACTTCTTCTATTGGCATGCCGCTATCTTCTGCTGTCTTTGCAAGCTCAGGAAGATTGTGCGCTGCACATAATTCGCGAATAGATGCAACTCTGGCGCGTTCTTTGCTAAGAACAGATTTCTCTGCTTCAGCACGCACCACTTCAAGATCGGGAGTGGTAGACATTTCTACTTTTTGTTCTAAGGGTTTACTGGGTGGTGCGACAGGAGTCGCGACAGCAGCGTCACTAGTACGCTCTTCTGCCATATTAGATGGCGTTTCTTTGTTTGACGTAGGCTTGGCTGATCTACCAATGCCAACAGAGGGGTCTGCGGCCAAACTGCAGATGCTTACCTCGTGCGGACACCAGTCCAAGACGCGATACTGATTCTCGCCATCCTCCTCAGTTTTTCGTATTGAATACCCAGTAGAAACCCCTCTCAGGATTCCTTGTTGAACATCATTAAAAACTTCAGAAGGGAAGGGGTTGTCAGAAAAGCGAACTTTTACATAGCCACGCTTATTTTTGAGATATGCCGACTCGACTACACCAATGGGCTTGTCTCTGTCGTGATTAAACAACAAAGGAGCCGCATCCTGTAAGCGAGTTAAGTCAACCGAGCTTTCTCTATGATCTAGGATTTCATTTCCTAGATAGCCTCTGTCGACTGGTAATTCAGAACTAAAGGGAAATTCGACTGTGCGCGTCTCATCGTCAATCTTAAATTTGACCGACTTAGGTTCAGCGCGTAGTTCAAGCTTCTCCTCTTGATCACGTTCCTCCATTGTTTTCAGAGTTAGCTTTCCCTTCTACTTTAACGATTCCTTTTTGCGTAGGGATAGCAGGGTTACTTTCAAAAGACAAAGCAAGTTGTTCTGCCTGCTCAACTTCTCGCTTCCTGGCTGCCATCAGTTCTTCTAAATCGCCACCTTGCTCTGCGACAATCTGGGCTTGGGTTTTAAATCCTGATCGGACTGCTTCCTTCGCAGCAGCTATCTCTTTCTGCGGATCAACGAATGCCCATCCCCTGAATAGCCATCTCACTCTTTTAAATCTTTCTGGTTCTGTTTCAAACGTTGGGAGATCTAAATTGCCACTAAGAACAGCTAATTCGAGCCAATAATCAAATATTGGTTGAAAAAAGCGATCTTGCAAAAAGCCTTGAATAGTTCTGTAATGATCGCGATCTTCTATAAGGCTCAATCTTGACGAGGAATAGTTGGTTTGACTGAAATCACGACTCACACTTTCATACGAAACTCCGCAACCACTCGCTAAAGCACGCAACATTGCGCGAAGGAACGGTTCAAACTCTCCATTAGGTGCGTCTAGTTGTGGAACGGTTGCCGTCTCCCCCGGAGCTAAATATTTCCAGACCCCAGGCTCGAATTGTGAGACTCTTTCATCGTCATAGACATCATCACCAACTAGCTCTCCATCTGGCGAACTAATAAAACCCATTAAGCTACTGGCCGCACGTGCCCTGATAACACTGGCTTCCTGAAATCCCGCCAAATGATGCAGGTCTTGCAATGCGCTCGCCAACCAACTAACGCCACGAGTCTGACCAGGTCTATCTGCAATAAATAAATGAATTATTTCATCGGCAGGCAAGAACATGTGTTGCTTTTGCCCTTGAGGAACAGGGAAGGGTGTGTCTCCAGGATGCTGCTTAAAAAATGCATAACGCTTGGCCCTTTGAAACTGATCTCGTTCTATTCCCATCCTCCAAGTATTGTTTTTATTTGAAGTTGGGCCATTAAAGTCATCATCCAATTGATCACTTTCCAGTAGCTCTAATGCAAAAGGCACTGTGCTTCTACCAAAAGGCTTTTTAATACAACGAACAAAAACCTCCCCAGATTCAAATAGGGATTTAACGATTAGACGACTTATATCGTTTAAGGAATCTCGGCCATTAGCAGAACAGGAATCATATCGAATCCACTCTTTCCAAGCTTTTTCTATTTGATCGTTGATTTTATTATCTAACTTCCCACCGCGTAATTTCCTGACATCGCATTGAATACGAACACCAGTGCCAACTACGTTTTGAACAATTGACCTTTGCGCTTGCCTTGCATAAACGTTATCCCTGCAAACTTGGCGTGTTCTATTTCTTAGCTTTTTATTGCTGGTTTTAATTTCACTATCAGCACTGGTTCCAGCAGCTAACCAACTAAAAGTTAAACGAGAAGAAGTAGCTCCCGCATAGTTGCGCTTCCTTGAAGGAGGTAAAAGTGCAGGCTTTTCTATTTCAGATGTAAATAAGCCTTTCCAAGCGTTAATAATTCCCATTAGAAGCGAACAGCGAGATTTCTAGGGTTTCCGAGGCCCTGTGCAATTAATTCAGCTTGCTTTTCTCTCATGCAAATAGCGTTTAATTCTCCTAAACGCATCCTTAGATCTTTCATCTGAACGCGCTTAAAGGTCCTGTTTCCGATTGTGTATTCTTGCGCTCCGTCTTCAAATTTACGAAGAGCAACCTTAATGTTGTCGCGATCTATTTCATTCTGAGTTCGAGTATCAAGCGCTCCAGGCGTTCCACTATATACAAGTGATTCTTTAACCTTAAATTCGCCAACTGCTAATTGAAACTTCTCGCCTCCTTTGTCAACGATGGCAGTCCAAGACCAATCACCCTTGTCAAAGTTGCCAGTATCAGTTGCATTAATCGTAAATTCCCATCCACTGTTATATGCACTCCCAACTGAAATGTGACCTTCAGAAGCAGTATTTGTTCGGAGGTAATAAGTCAAAGACCAGCCATCAGTACTGGTTGCGTTTTGATCGAACGGCACAGTTGCCGAGTCATCACGCCACTTAACAGTTGTCCCTGCTCTTATAACGGAGGGAAATTCAGAAGTCCACACGATTGAAAACTACCACTTGTGTATATAACCCTGTTTAGGGGCTTGTTTAGATTTTAGATGTTTCTTTTGCGTAGGATTAGCAGCCTCTTCCAGTCTTTTAGTAAATTGCTCCCAAATCGACCTGCGGTCATAACGCATATATAAGCAATTTAAAGCCGCATAAGAATAAACAAGGGTGTCTAAACTTTCGTTCCTAGCACTTGGTTTCTTTACCCATTCCCTATGAGCAAAGCCACCTCGGTTATGCCTCATTACCTGTTTCTCTGCAGTCAGCTGTTCAAAGTATTCATTAGTGGTCGACATGTGAAAGTGCAAATAACCAGGCCCAGGTTCGTTGTGTTTTAAACGCGAAAATAAAGTCGTTTTTATCGTGTCACTTCCTACTGGATAAACCAAAGCACCACCCTTTAAAGCTTTGCCCTTATAATTAATATCCACTTTTGTTGGTCGTCCTATTGCTGGTTTATTTCGTTGCGACTGACCTTTAATTGCTATAACTCCCTGCCTCGTTCTTTCTCTTGCGTACTGGTAAACCTCAGAAGTGAAATGTCCACCAGAGTCGATTGCGATTATATCGGGTCTTAATTTCACACCAGAAGCATGGGGCCATTCACGTAAAACAATCTCATCTAGTTGCTTCCATATTTCTGGTCTTCCAGGGTCACCATAAATTTCTTGATGATGAAGCAACCATCCCTCTTCGCAATCAGAAGGTCCACGCCACGCAAAAATTGAAATTGCCAAGCGATTGTCCTGGACATCAACCGCACCAGTTAGAGCAAGACTTTCTTCTGGCATCACTCCAGGTTCGTAATGCTCGCAACGCTCCATTAATGCATTAGCAGAAATCTTGGAGGCATAATCTTCCTCCCAAGTCTCACCAAGAATTGTGTTCACCCAAGTTTTAAGCTTTGGTGCGTCATGTTTGCTTTTTAAAAAGTCCTCACATATTTCTTCCCATGACTTCCAACCCAATGGACTGTATAAAGAAGAAAGGTGGAAGCCTGCGGTTTTCCCATCACCTTCTGCTGTTGCTATCCACCTCCCATTAATTAAAAGTTCTGTTTTGTGAGACTCGCTAAAGCGCTCCTTGCAATGCTCGCATTCATAAACGACAGTTGATGGGTCTTCGTTTTCCATTTTTAACTGCGGCCATTTCAACCAATCCAAAGTTCCACAAGAAGGACAGGCGACATGAAATCTACGTTGGTCACTTAATAAGAACTCAGTCTCAATTCTTGAATAGTCCTTGATGGTCGGAGTACTTGCCATGAATATTTTTCTACGAGCAAAGGTTGTCGACCTACGTTCAGCCAAAGAACAAGGATCGCCTTCTCCTTCTACGTCCACAGGAAACGCATCAATTTCGTCAAGAAAAATGTAACGGCAAGGTGTACTTCTGAGACCTACTGCAGAGTTGGCTCCAGTAAGGAGCATCATGCCTCCAGGAAATTCCTTCGAAAATAATGTGTTTCCAGAATCCCTAGATCGAGGAGAAGCTATCTTTGCCCTTAAGCGAGGTGTCTCTTCAATCATTGTTTGAAGCCTTTGTTTCGACAGCCTCTTCGAGAGTTCAACAGTTGGTTGCACCGCGAGTAGAGGTCCAGGCGCGTGATCGATTATGTAACCAAGCCAATTTGATCCGCATTCTGTAGCTCCTAGTTGAGCGCCTTTCATAAATACAACTCTTTGAACAGGATCAGATGCAGATAAAGCATCCATTATTCCGCGCAAGTATGGAGTTCTATCAGTCGACCAAGGTCCAGGAGCAGCAGAAGCACGACTGGAAAGTATTCTGTGCGAATCTGCCCATTGACTAACCGTCAGTTCTTTTTCGAAACGAAGAGACTCAAGGCTTTCTTCTAGTAATTCATCAATAGCTACTGACACTTAAACCCTCCAACGCAATGGCGATTTCTTTTGTTAACAAATTGTGAATCTTGGCTTGCTCCGTCTCTGCGGCTGCGATTGGAGCGATTCGATCAGGGATTGCCTTCAAAGAATCACGCAAACCCATGTGCAATTTTGCAAGTTTTAATTTCAAATCTGACTTATCAACCAACTTGGCACTTTTCTCTCGATATTCCAATTCACAAAGCCTCGCAGCAAAAGCTTCTCGAATAGCTCGACTCCTAGCAAAAGAAGGAACAGCACGTTGATCTGCTTCTTGCCTTCGTAAGTTTTCATCTAAATTTGGTGCTCCACCTAAGCCACCTCTATCGGGTGATCTAGTTCCAGCTATTTCTCGATCCAGCGCTTCTTTATCTGTAATCATGTAGGTTCGGCCCTTTTTGCGAAGGCTTGGCAACCTTCCCGTAGCTGCCCAACGAATCAACGTCGTATAAGCAACATCACATTTGGCTGCATATTCTTTTAATGTCATGCCGCTAACACCTCCATTTGTTCAGTTGATGGCTTGCAAATAGCTGTTTTAGACGTATATTCCTCCCATCTTTTAACGATTACATCGCAATAACGAGGATCTAGTTCCATTAAGCAAGCTTTACGTCTTGCTCGTTCCGCAGCAATAATTGTCGTCCCAGAACCACCGAACGAATCCAAAACTACTGCCCCTTGAACAGAAGAATTACACATTTGATATTGGAATAAATCAACAGGCTTCATTGTTGGATGTTCCTTGTTCCTACTTGGTCTGTCAAATTCAAGAACTGTTGTTTGTTTTCGATCAGTATTCCAAGTGTGAGCAGCACCTTCTTTCCAGCCATATAAACAAGGCTCATGTTTCCAGTGATAATCTTGCCGACCCATCACCATTGTTTGCTTTAACCAAATCAAGCATTGCCTTACCCTCCAACCCATTTCATCTGCAGCCCCACGAAAATTAAACCCTTCAGAATCTGCATGCCAAATATAAAAAGGAGCGCCAGGTTTCATTACAGCATCAGCCGCTGTATATACATCAACAAGAAACTGCCTGAAATCTTGAGCGTTCATTGAGTCGTTTTCAATTACTAATTTATCCTTCGTCTTGCCTTCGTAATCCACGTTATAAGGAGGATCAGTAAGCCATAAATCAGCCTGCTTCCCATCCATTAACCTTTCTAACTGCTCAATACTTGTTGAATCTCCACAAAGAAGACGATGCTCACCCAATATCCATAAATCACCAGGCTTCGTTATTGGGTCAACTGGAACTTCAGGTATCTCCTCCGCATCACCGTCATAAGCAGGATCTATCTCCTCTGGCATTAAATCTGACAACTCCTCATCACTAAAACCAAGCAGACTTATATCAAAATCATCAACGACCAAATCCTTAATCTCACTGCGCAATAACTCCAAATCCCAACCAGCATTAAGAGCAAGTTGGTTATCAGCCAGAACATAAGCTCTTCTTTGTCTTTCACTTAAATGATCCAGAACAACTACAGGAACTGTAGAGAGGTCTAATTGCTGCGCAGCACAGAGACGACCATGACCAGCAATAATTCCATCGCTGCTATCAACCAAGATCGGATTCGTAAAACCAAACTCAACAATTGACTTCGCTATTTGTGCAACTTGCTCCTTATCATGTGTCCTTGCATTTTTCTCATAAGGCTTGAGT